CCAAGATGTTCCATCATACTGTTCTGCTAAATTTCTATAATTTGGTGGAGAACCTGAATTACCACCTGCAAATATTGCAGCTGTTTGACTTCCAAAAGAAGCCATGTCTCCTCTTGCAGTATTTAAATCGTTTTGTTCAGACCAAGATGATCCATTCCATTCTTCAGTGTTTCCAATCATAGGTGGACCCCATCTACCTGCGTTTAACGCAGCTGTTGATGTTCCAGCTCCACTTGTATAATCTTTTCCTGTGTTTAATGAATTAGGTGTTGTTGTCCAAGCAGAACCATTAAAAGATTCTGTTGCGGTAGAATTAGAAGATCCACCAAAAACTAAATGTGCAGTTTGACTTCCATCTTTTGAAGAACCTAAAGCACTTCTTGAAGTATTCATGTTAGGAGCACCCGACCAACCTGATCCATTATATAATTCAGTAGTTGCTGTAGTACCTGTTTGTGTACCACCACCTGCTACAATTGCAGCAGTTTGCGGACCACCTCCGCCTGCAGCATATCTGCCTGTAGTCAAAGGCGAAGCACTCGACCATGCTTCAACAACACCTAATGCTCTAAGAGTTCCTGTAGTAGAGTTATACCACATTTGTCCAGTTAAAGGTTCAGCTGGGTCAGAAGATAGCTTGTTAATCTTATGACCTACTATTGATCTATAAGTAGCCATTAATCTCCTTAATTATTCTTTAAAAGCCAGCCTTGAGTACCGTCTACATACACTAAAGTATTTGCTGCTCTTTCTGTTGATACTGTTAAAGGATCCGTTGATCCTGCAATTTTTTCTGTTCCGTTTTGATCAATTGTTAATGCGTTAGTGTCAAATGTTCCAGCATAATCTATAAAAGCAATTTCATCTCCTGCTTGACCTGCCGGTAAATCCATTTCTATTGCATTACTTGTTGTATTAATAAAATATCCTTGTCCCGCTACAGCTGTAAAAGTAGCAGAAGTTTTAACTGATTGCCAGTCTGCACCACCAGAAATTGTAGTCCAAGATAAAACACCAGAACCATTTGTAACTAATGCTTGATCAGCATCTCCGTCATCAGCTGGAAAAGTTAAAGTTACATTTGATCCAACTGTTGCTGGGGCTTGTAAAGCTATGTAATTAGAATTATCCGCATCTCCTAATCTTAAATCTCCTTGATCACCAATTTGTAAGTTAGTGCCATCCCATGTTAAATTATCAGAACCACCAAATGATCCTGAGTTATTAAATTGAACTTGTGTGTTTGATCCACCTGGTGAAGTTGCTGCACCAAAACCAACATCATAAACTCCTGTGTTAGTTGCTACACCATCAAAATATATTAGCTTCCAACCTTTATCACTTGTTGCCCAAGTAACTGTTGCACCTGAACCCGAAGCTGCTTTTAATTGTACTGTGTAAGAACCAGATGTTCCATTGTTTATAAGATAAAAATTTTCTACGCCTACAGGCATTGTAATAACTCTGTTTCCAGATATTGATCCTGTAAATTTTAAAACTCTTGTTGCTACTGCTGAACCTGTACCACCATCTGTTTCTGTTAAAGCTTGTGTTCCCGCACCACCTGCAATAGATACCTCTAAATATCCACCAGAGATTTGCTCGATGATTTGTAAATTCGTATTTGTTTTTGTTCCCCAAGTACCAGCGTTTTCGCCGGTTGCCATAAGTTCTACGCCAAGAGGTGTGTAAGTAGATGCCATTGTTTAATCTCCTAATTGTTCCTATTAATATTGTGTTTTGTATAGCAAGTCAACATCATATTTACCCCGCATGTGTTTTATCGGTGTATGATGCGCTTGTGTTATGTGTCTTATTTGAATAAGACGCAGAAGTATTATTCGTTTTTATACTGTACGACGCGCTAGTATTATAGCTTAAATCTCTAGTATATAAAGGTGAAACTTCACCAACTGATGAAGTTGCTAATTGACCAGTTAATCCTACTACAAAAGACTCAGGAGTTAGAGCACCAATTGCTGATGTAGCACTGACCCCGGTTAATGGAACTCCTATTTCAAGTGTTAAAGATCCTACAGAAGATGTTGCTGAAACACCTGTAGGAACAACTCCTATTCCAACTGTTAAACTACCTACAGAAGTTGTTGCTTGTTGTCCTGTTGGTTGTTCGGTAAGAGCATCAAGAATTATTCCACCAACTGTTGATGTTGCGGATTGACCTGATAAAGTTTGACCAATTTCTGTTGTTAAAGAACCTACACTTGTTGTTGCATTTTGACCTGTTGGAGTTATTACCGAAGTTAAAACTAAAGTTAAAGAACCTACACTTGATGTAGCACTTTGACCTGTTGGAACTATAATAGAATTTAAATCTAATGTTAAACTACCATTAGAAGAAGTAGCACTTAATCCTGCTGGTTGAACTAATTTATTAAATGAATCTCCATAAGGTTCTTCACCCCAACCATTTCTACCCCAACCAACTAATGTACCTGCATTATCAAAATCTCCTAATTGAGAAGTTGCAGATTGACCTGTTAAAGCTATAACAGAAGTTAAATCTAAGGTAGGTGTGCCTACACTTGATGTTGCTGATTGACCTGTTGGAGTTACAGTTTGTGTATCAAATGTTGTTAAACTTCCATTTGCAGAAGTCGCAGATTGTCCTGATAAAGATACAGCATATTCAACACCCCATCCTGAGTTGCCCCATTCTTGTCTACCCCAACCTTCTTCATTGAAAGCTTCTAAAGTAGTTCCTACATTTGATGTTGCGGATTGTCCGGAAAGAATTACTGTAACTGTGTCATCAGCCCACTCGTTAGAACCCCAAGTATTATTGCCCCAGGTTGATGCCATAAGGAGGTCCTCCTTACGCTATACGAATGATTGCGTTACTTGCGTCTGCTGTTGGAAATTGAATTGTAAATGTTCCAGAAGAAACTGTTTTATCACCACCGAAAGCAATTACTGCACATGCTTTGTCTGATTGTGTATCGTTATATATTAAACAACCGTTAGCTGTAAAAGAAGCAGAAGTAAAACTTACGTCTGCAAAATCACAACATGCTGTTGATCCATCTAAAGCTGGAGTAACACTTGTGATTGCTTTTCCACCAGCTGTGTAAGCTGATCCTGATGTGTTAGTTATTTCTTCTGAAGTAGAATAAGCTGTTGTGCTTGCACCTAAAGATGCATCACTATCATACAAAGCTATTTTAAAAGTGTTTCCAGACGATGCTGTAAAATTGTGTGTACCAACTAAAATTTCTTGTTTAAAACTATTACAAATTGCTGATGATATTGCCATAAATTTTTTCTCCTAATTACTGAGGCGCTGACTCGATTGGTATTCTTAGTGTTCCATCCGTGTAATCGTCTCGTCTTCTTCTTCCAATTTGCATCGCTGCAAACTTTTGTACTTCTTGTTTATACTTTCCGTCGTATAATGTCAACATGTCTGTTGGACCTTTTAAGAAAGTAAATGCCTCTACCAAACATGCATATAAAAGCCCTTGAGGGAAATATTGACTGACATATGTAGTAGTATTACTACCACTTAAAGCTTGTGGAAGTTTGTTATAATGAATTATATATTGATAATTAGCATCTGGTGTAGGAGCTAAATACATACCCCCTGATGTGCTAGAAGACACTCCTGTAGCACCACCAAACATAGAATAGTATTTAGGGTATCCTGTAACATCTGCTCCTGATGTAGTAGATCCTGTTGGTCCTGTTAAGTTACCAATATACTCTGATATAAAAGTTTGATCACGTCTCTCTAACCACTGACCTTGTTCATTAGTATTTGCAGTAGATGGAAATACTTGGACACCTCTTACAAATAAACATTCAGCTGGTACGTTTATACTTTGAGTATCTGTTGCAAATTGAGCTTGCGCTTGTTTTCTGTCAGAATCCATAGGTATATCATATGCAATTCTATATTCTGAATTCATAATAAATTGATCTACAATAGTAGATGTAAAAACATTAGCGTCTACTTCTGAGTAGTCTCTAATTGCAGTCGTTAATGTTGCGTATGTAAATCCAGCCATAATTAACCTCTATCATTAACGGGTCCAATTGTACACTGAAAACCGCCTCCTGTTTGTGCACTTGTGGCATTAGAAACTAAAGGCACTGTTAATGAATTATATATTACTTTTGTAGAAGGTTGCGCTCCTGTATTAAAAGTTGTGCCTACAGCTGTTGCTAAGTACGATCCATAAACTTTAGCTCCTGATAAATGAGAGCCAGCTGTTGTGTTAGATAGAGTTCTACCTTTGTATGGAGCAGAAGTTCCACGTGTACATCCTGTTAATGTATTTGTTGTTCTACCTGTATATTGAATAGTTTCATTTTCATATTTTCCTGTTTCACTATTTACTTTTTCTATAACAATATAACCTGCAGTTGGAAATTCAGACCCATCAGTTAAAATAATTGATGTAGCAGAATCACTTATGTTTCCATTAAGTGTTGTAGACAATTCTAAAGTTGTAATTGCAACTCCACCCACTAGTTGTTTAACAGATTGAAATCTTACATAAGATGTTCCTTCATTTAATTTATTATCAGGAAAAGAAACACTTAAAACTTTAGATGCTGCTGTTGTTGTAAATGGATTGTTTGGTAAAATATCTTGTACAGGAAACTCAACTCTTGCAGGTCTCGCATGTAATAATCCTTGTGGATCAGCTCCTACAGGATGTGGTTTTAATTGTGGTTGTTTAGGTTCAAATTCAGATGTGTGCACCCATGCACCTGTCCATTCTTGCACCATTTCTCTATATGGAAAAGCTGCTCCTGATCTATCAGAGATTGCTAATGCTCTACTACCTTTTGCAAATCTAGCCATTATATATTTGGATAGTATGTCTTCGGAGTAATGAATGTGCTAGCTGCAGAACCATCTTCAGATAATGCTCGAGCTAATTCATCCTCGTACAACAACTTCATCTCCTGTGTTCTTTGTGGTGCAAACTTCATAGATAAATAATAAGATAGTCCTGAGACCATGCATGGTACAAATCTATATGGTGCATCACTTGCGTTAGTATATGCTCCTGCATCTTGAATTCTTTTTACATAGTAAACACTTAAATAGTTTGATGCAGCAGTTGAGTTAGGTAGGGGATAAATAGTTAATGTAACTTTATCTATAAATCTTTGTACCCAAAATTGTGAAGGGGTTCCATTAGATGCTTTGTTTGCTGTTGCAGCATAGGCATCTCTTGCAACTTTAGTTAGACCTGTGTCTGACTGAGAGGTTGTATTATAATTTTGTCTATAAGAAACATTTAAAATATCTGAGATACCATAAACATTAGCAACAGGAACTGTCGTAGCTTGTGGCGAAGCAGCTGCGGCTGCAGCACTGTCTACTGCATTTCTGTAAAAAGTATATGTACCGGAACCTTCATCCGTTGCATTTACGTTTGTAGTAGAACCTACAACTAAATTAATATTTGTATTTCCTACTTCCCAAAAATGTATTCCTCTATTACCCCATTCTTGAAAAAGAATATTCAAAGATCTTCTAGCAGTTTTTATTTGATGTCCTGCCGTCCCAACTAAACCAAGACGTTCATACGCATCTGCAATGATTTCATCTATTGAGAAATCCTGATCAAATGAATATGATGAGGAAGTAGTATTCGCCATTGGCTAATCCTCTAAAATGTTCCGACTATATAGAAAAAGTCTATGTTAGTTAAATCTGCATATATTCCAGTGTCAGCATAAATACCAGCTCCTGGTAATTTAAACTCATGCACGTGATTAGCTGCTGTACCAAACTTACCATGAAAAATTAATTTAGAAGCTGTTTTACCAGTTCCTATTTCATTATAAAGTTTAATTTCACCATCAGCATCATCACTTTGAGCAAATATAGTCATAATATTTGCTTTAGTAATATTAGCTGCTGTTGATGTACTTGCAGTGTTTATCAATTTTTGCACTTGTCCATCTGCTGCTAAAATTATCGATTGTCTAACTTTTGATGTTATTGACATAATTTTATTCTCCTTAAATTCATGTGGGGCCTAAGCCCCACAATAAATTAATTATTAAGCTTCTTTAGCAAAGATACCTTGAGCATCAACAACTGTCCAATGTGCTGTTGAGTTCAAAGATGCTAGTACTACAAAGTCACCAACTTTTGATGTAGCTTTTGTATTAATAAGATCTTTATTATCTGTTAAAGATCCAGCATACAAAATACCATCATTAGCATTTGGACTAATAGTTAAAGTATTAGTTCCATCTTGAGCAGTGTTTACAAAAGTAATCACTCTTCCGATTGAAATTGCAGGTAAAGTAAATACCACACCATCAGTAGATGATGTTAAAGTTTTACCAGAATCTGCAGCTGTAACTGTGTAGTTAGCTGTTTTGTTTTCTAAGTTAAATCCAGTTACTCCGGCTTCATTAAATTTACCTTGAAGTACTGGTCCTCTGAAACGTGTTATTGCCATAATTTTATCCTCCTAGTTTCCGAACATAGTCTCTAGGCCGTCGACTATACGCGTCTATGTTCTATTTTAATTGTATAGTGATTTATGTATATATTAGATTTTAGTAGAGTGCAAGAGATCCTAGGGTATTTATGCAATTTCAGCAATGTAACTTTTGTCTAAGAAGCTACAGAAACTTGTGGAGCAGCGCCTTCAACGCTATTCTGCCTGTGGGCAATTTTAGCTTCTTCAAGCTTGATCTCAGTAATGACTTCTCTAACTTTGTCATCAATTCTGACCATCTCAAGAGTGTATCTGTCATTATCCAGATGCTCCTGTTCCCACTTCAACTCCAAGGACCTTTTTTGTTTGTATAGGTCTTGTATCATCAACAACCTCCTCATAGGTTATTCTGTTTACTCGGTTATCATAAGATATCCCAAGATATTCCCATTTTATACTCTTTTCTCCCAACTTGTCAAGGATTGATTGTTCAAGAGAAATAGCATTATCTTCAGACAAAACATTAAATTTTGCGTGATGATCGTATGCCCATATTGTAACTGTAAATTTTTTCATGAATCCCACCATGTTATTTATTGAATGTGGCCGAACTATGTCCGGCCACAAAATTACTTAGTTATGCTTACGCACCTTCGCAACCGAAGATACCTCTAAAGTCTGATGCGCCAAAAGCGTATCTTTCTCTAGCTTTGTATCTAACGTTGCCAGTATCGAAGTCTCCTTCCATTGACGTAGTCAACGGAGTTCTTGAGAACATCTTCATACCATTTGGAACGTCAGTAATAATGTACCAAGAATCAGCATCAGTTAAAAAGTTATTAACTCTGTAACCTTGTGGGATCATTCCCATGCTGTTGATTGCATTGATGTCATTATCAGCAGTTTGAGTTCTACCTTGAGATTTCATCAATCTCTCAGCGTTGAACTGATTCGCAGAAGGAATTATCATTTTAACTCCTTTAGCTGCGATTCTTAAACCTCTTTCATCAGTCATAGCTGCGATGTCAATCAAAGCTTGTTCTAATGAAGTTTCGTTTAAGTCTGCTTGTGTTGCTAAAGTATTAGATACAGTTCCAGCGATAGTCGCGTGGTCTGTAGCCATTAAGTTAGATCCATCACCTGTTTGAAAAGCAGTTCCCGCGGCTACGCCCGGTAAACCATTATTCAAAGGTGCTGCACCTTTAACTTCTTTAGCATTAGACATAGATCTTGCTAGAGCTTTTGTGTATCTAGAAGAAAGTCTGTCATAAAGGTTGTCCTCTATTGCTTCTTCTGTGATAGCGAAAGCTAGCGCGATCGTTTCCATTGTGTATCTAGCAGTGTAAGTTTCTTGCGCGTCGTCGTACGCAATTCCTTGACCTTCTGCTTTTACATCTGCGTTTGCAAAACCACTTAACATTACTTC